AGCTTACCATAAGGCCGTTGTGAAATAGAAGATTAAGCCAGTGGGGGAAGGCCTTATTACGGTCTTTCCCCTACCCGGCTTTTTCTTGATTGGATTGGAGAAAAATGGCAAAAAGAAAAAAACCAAAAAGACTGTTCAGAAAAAAAAAGAAAATTAAGTTTTTCGGGTTTTCTCCCAGAAACAAAATGATTGAAGAGCCAGAGAAAACAAAAGGGGGTCATAATGTCAGTGACCAAACTTAGATTTGTGAAAGATTGGGGACCCTACAGAAAAGGCCAGCTCCACTACACAACTTCCCCAACTACGGTTCATTATCTTGTGAATGTATATGGAGTGGCAAAGGTGGAGACTGATAAAAAGAAGACAAGAAAAGCCACCGGGAAAACAAAGACTCAGAAAGAAACCTCAGAATATGAGTTTATCTATTTTACTCCAGAAGACGATGAACCCCAGGGTGTAGTGAGCGATCTGTGGGAAGAGTATTCAGAAGAGATAAAGGAAACAGGCGATAATGAAACAGGTTTATGACCGCTTCGACCTAATCAATGCCCGCAAAATCGCAAAATACAACCAGGCGAATTTAGCGACGATTCTAGGCGTTTCTCAACAATATGTATCTGCGATGGAAAGCGGGCGTAAACCCTTAACTATCAATGCTATACGCTTCATTGAGGAGCAAAACAGGCGAAATCTGAAGGGTTTACCACGCACCCCCCGAAAAAATAGCAAAAAGGTTGTAAAAAAGCTCAATAGAATCAATAACTTACAAAACAAAAATTTGCGAATTCAAAAAGTCAGTGACTTTTCAAGAAAAGAAGCTGAAGAAATGTGGTGGGAGAAGCTGAATGCCCGGTGTTTAGCGTGTAAGCGGGGATGTAAACAATCAATTTATACAAAGATTATCGCTTGTCCGCAATATCAAAAAGCATAAGGAAATAAAAAATGGCGGTAGGAACATATGCATTAACCAGCCTTGATGAGGCATTGGCTTATATCGGTGAGGATGTAAGTCGAGATGCTCTCTGGATATATTACAATGGCTCAAATACCACGGCTACGGTCGAAGTTCAGGAAAACAAACTTGTCTTGACCGACTCTAGCACTACCGAGATTGATTTAACCAACACTAATTATGATACGCTGGGAAAGCTGGTCAATTATATCAATAATAGCGTCTCCGATTGGGTGGCTGGCCTACTTTATCACTCCTCGGCTTCATCGGCTGACCTTCTGGTAACCGGTCAACTGAATGCCAAGGGTTCATCCAATGAGCAAACACTCAAAATAAAAGACAATTACTTAATAGAAAGGTTAATTGACCGGGCGTCTGATTTAATTGAACGCTATTGTGGTCGGAAGTTAAAAAGTCGGAGCTATACAAAAGAAGTATATGATGGCACAGGAACAGAAAGGCTAATTCTCCGAGAGTATCCGGTAACCCAAGTTTCCCGGGTGGCTATTGGCCGGGCTGATGCTTTTTCGGTAAAGAACACAACCGCCACCACCTCGGCTTTTGTCGAGGTAACGGATACTAAAGTCATTCTGACCGCTGATGGCTCAGCGACTGAGCTTACAATCTCTGATTATTCAACGATAAATGATTTGATTATTGCCATTGAAAATAACTCTGGCTGGGAATGTTCACTGGTTGATTCAGATTACAGAAGCTACCAGGCTTCAGAAATTCTTGTTCGGCCAGCCATGTATTGCCTTGCGCCAGATATCGCCTATATTGAAATTCCTGATGATTATATCACTGATTATCATCTTGAAAAAGGGACAGATGAGTTCTATAACCCAGGGATCCTCTATTATTACGGTGGTTTCAATGCCGGTCACCAAAATGTTTTTGTTTGGTATACCGCAGGTTATACAACCATTCCTTATGCCTTAGAGCAAGCCTGTTTGGAGCTGGTGAAATTCAAATATGACCAATCAAAACGAGATCCTGGAATGAAGTCGGAAAAAATTGGGGGCGTTTATAGCTACACTCTGGCCGATTTGAAAAATGCTTTGCCTGATGAACTTCTTTCACAACTTCAGCTTTTTAGAAGGATTGATATTTAAATGGTAGTCATAGAGTTAAAAGATGAAAGCATTTATCTTTCAACCGACAACCGGGAAGAAATACTTGAGTTGATTCAGTTTCTTGTAAAAATGTATGCTCGGCTGGAGCAAAGAGGGCAATACCAGGTGACCATATATGAATTTCGGGAGAAGAAATAATGAGTTTTCGGTCGCTTCTGGATTCAACCTGCACTATAAAGCGTGAGGATATTTCTACTGTTGATGAAATTGGCGGTTATTCAGATACAACCTACACGGTGCTATATCGCCGAGTTCCTTGCCGGTTTGAGACGCTGACGAAAAAACTTGAGATTATCGCTTACAACAAAGAAGCGGTTTTTCCTGACTACTATGTTTACATGGAATATCGGTCAGGGATAAAAGAAGGCGACATCTTAGAAAAAGACGGTCGAATATTTGAAATAAAGCTGGTTGAGAATTGGAGTGAGGCTGGAAAATACATGAAGCTGGCGGTAGTGGAGTTGGGGAGAAATTAAGATGTCAGTCAAAATAAAAATTGATGGCGTGGCTCAGGTTCAAAAAAAGCTGAAGCAATGGGGAAAAGAGAAAGAAGAAGAATCAAAGAAGGTGTTGAAGGAAATAGGCTTTAAAATTCAACGGGATGCAAAGTTGACTGCTAGAGAAAAAGGCGTTTTTGATACAGGGCGGTTGATCAGCTCTATATCGGTAAATTGGAGTAGAGGGCCTCACAAAGGAGCGGTTGAATCTCCCGCAAAAAGAGATGATGGAATAGGCCGTCCAGATTCGAAATTAGGTAAATTCGAAGTAGCAGTTGGCACGAATGTTTTTTATGCTCCGTTTCAAGAACTAGGAACAAGAAAGATGAGAGCTCGCCCTTTTCTTTTTCCTTCATTTTTTTCTCATGAGGGCGATGTGGAAAAGAAATTAAAAGAGATAATGAGGAAATGATTTCAATATTAACGGTCAACCGCAATTGTCTTGATTTTATGAAGCTCCTGGTCGCTTCGGTGAGGAAATTTACTCATTTGCCCTATGAAATTGTTTTGGTTGACAACGGTAGTGAAGATGGCTCAGTGGAATGGATTTTGAAAGAGCAGAAAGACTTAAAAGATATTCGAGCTTTTATTTTAAATAAAAATCTTGGACATGGACTCGGGCTTGATTTTGCTCTCCAACAGGCTGAAAGGCGATTTTGTTTAGTTTTGGATATAGATGCTCATATCCAGAGAAAAGAATGGGATTTTAACCTAATCGAGCTTTATATCGCCAAGAAAGAGAGAAAACTTATTTGTGCTGGCGGGGATAACAGAAAACCAATTCATCCTTGTTTTATGTTTTTCGAGCGGGAGTTTTTCCTAGATATGGGATTATCATTTATTCCTAGAGAAGGATTTGATGTGGGCAGGAAAATTTATTTTGACCTTCTAGTTGCAGGTTATGAAGTGCTTCGGATTCCATCTGGCTACGAACCTGATGGCAAAAAGTTTTATGGTGATGTATGGGGAGATAATTACTATATCATGGGAAGGCCCACACTCTACCACAACTGGTATTCCGCTCGGATGTGGAAGAAAGAAAAAGTGGACAATCTCACCAGAGCGGAATTCGAAAGGCGGAAGAAGATCCTTTTTGACCAACCGCTGGTTAAAGAGATTTTGTCAGCGGACTGACACAAATTTGAGGTTTTATGATAACGAAATGACGAAAAATGGAAAAGTGATTATTTCTTTTTTTAAGGGAAGTCTTCTATGACACTGGGGACAAATATAAAAAAGTGGTTCAATCACTATTTCATCGGGAAAATTAAAAATAGGAATATTAATTTCTAAACCACATTGAGGGCAAGTGAGAACAATATACCAAAAATAATCAGTTTCTCTGAGCATTGGTTTTTTGTTTGAGAAAATCATTTATTTTAGAATAAAACATTTTTTAGAAAAAGTCAAATGAAAGAATATTGGACTGACAAACAAGGGCGTTTTCAATGGCGTGATTGTCCCAAATGCGGGCAGGTAGCAGTCTTTGCTCTTGAGGATAATTACGAACTAACGCCAGATGACGGAAGCCATATTGTAAATCTTACCAGGGCGATATTTTATCCAAAGGCTCATCTTGACCATTTCGAGAAGGGATGTGTCAAGGGGAGCTGGCATATTATTTTGCGATGGAACGAATGAAAGACACGGCCATTCTTGTTACTACTTTTCTTCGAGATGAATTGCTTTTTCGATGTATAAAATCCATTCGGAAATATTACAAAGATATTCCAATTTTCATCGGTGACAATGGGAAGCCATCAGCGAAAAAGACGAAATTCGCGGAGAAATACAACTGCGTGCTTTTTGAGCTTCCTTTTGATTTGGGAGTTGCTGGCGTTCGAAATGAAAGCCTAAAACTAATTCCTAAAAATTATAAATATATCGTTGTTTGCGAGGATGATATTATCTTCACCAAAGAGACCAAACTTGAGCGGTGGCGGAAAATCCTGGATGCCGAGCCGGATGTCGGAATAGTCGGCGGACTTCTTATGACCCCAGATGGCGAAGAACAACATTATGAAGCGAATACCTGGATTGAAGGAGATACTCATTATATCGAGAAAATAGAAAATCCGAAATGGCGACAGGTTGACGGAATAAATTATTTCCTTTGTGACTTAATCTTAAATGTCTTCATGATGCAAAGGGTAGTCTGGGAGAAGGTGAAATGGGATGAGCAATTTAAAACCGCTCTTGAACATTCAGATTTTTTTCTTAGAGTAAAATATGACTCGAAATGGAAGGTGGCCTATACTCCAGATGTTTATCTTGTCCATGATTCAAATTATGAAAACATGGAATACAAAAAATATCGGGAGCGTCCAGTTGGTTGGCGACTTTTTGGAAGGAAATGGAATGTGACTTATTCGGTGAGTTCATTTAACGCTAAAAATCCTCTCCGATATGATACGATGGGAAAATTTGATTTTGACGAAAAGGATGAAGCACTGGAAAAAGCCATCAGGATTCTGGATGATGAAAAAATCAAATGGTGGCTTGAGGCTGGAACGTGTCTTGGGGCGATCCGGGAAAAAGATTTCATCAGCCATGACCCGGACATAGACATCGGTATAGCACCAGGAAATCTGAGACACTGGGATAAGTTGAAGAAGCGATTTTTGGAGGCTGGATTTGAGCTTTATAAAGAGTGGCGATGGGGAAGAAAAAAAATCGAGTTAAGTTTTCGATGGAAGGGAATCAAGGTTGATTTGTTTTTCTTTTTCAAGAAAGGCGATGTCTGGTGGCATGGAGCTTTCGGGCCCGGCTCATCCGGGAAATATGACCAGTTTCTTCCCTATGTTTTTCCAGCTGAGCTTTTTGAGGAGCTAGAAGAAGTTCTTTTTCGGGGAATGAGATGCTTTGTTCCGAATCCTCCCGAGAAATATCTTGAGTGTCGGTATGGCAAAAATTGGAGAGTCCCGGATAAAGATTACAAATACTGGATTGATTGTCAGGCAATAGACAAGGCTTTTTTCAAGAAGAAGAAAACTGTTTTTATTGGCGGTGTCTGGGATTTGTTTCACATCGGGCATTTAAACATCCTGGAGCGAGCAAAAGAATTGGGGGGATATCTTATTGTTGGGGTCTTGACTGACCGAGCAGCAAAAAAATACAAAGAAGCGCCGGTTATTCCATTTGAGCAGAGAAAACGAATCATTGAATCCCTGAAGATTGTTGATGAAGTAATTACTCAAAACGACAAAAACCCGGCTCGGGATTTTCAGCGACTTAGCATTCATCCTGATTACATTGTTCATGGAAACGACTGGGATTATGTTCCAGGAGAAGACTTTGTCAGGCTTTTTGGTGGGAAGGCGGTATTTCTTCCATATACAGAAGGAATCAGCTCGAGCCTTATAAAAGAAAAGATAAAAAGAGATGAAAGAATCCGAGTAAAAGAAACTGGAAAAAGAAAAAAGAAACAAGCTTCTGGAGATGAGATTGTTGCTATTGGGATAAAGACTTTTCTCAGGGAAGATACATTTTTCCGCTGTATCGAAGGAATACAGGAAAATTTTTCGCTTCCCTATAAATTTTATATCGCTGATGATGGTCGGATATCGCATCGGAAAGAATATCTATATCAG